CTGTCATAAAAGTTACTTACCAATAAATTTCTTAATGCATTCTTGATAGCATTATCGTCCTTTAAAGGTATAATATCTTTCCTTATCGGATGTATTTTAAGGGATAAGTCTAGGTCTCTATGTGGTTTCTTTCTGGAAACTATTCGAGCCTTTGTTATATCACCTGTGATACTTTTATCTGATTGAATTATTCCTGCCATATATCTATTTATACCTATACTGTCACAGTTGTGGTGGGTAGCGTATTTTCTACACTATTTACTACTTCGGTAATAGAATCAGGTAACGCAATTGTTTTTGGAAATCCTATTAGTGAGAGGAAGTCGCAGAATGTAAATGTTAACCATTGTGTTAATGCACCCAGCCCTATCGCATCAAAGAAAGCCGTTACCTTTTCCATCCAAGTTTTAATTAAATATGTTTGCCATTCTTCAGCAAACTCTCTTGCCTTTTTAAGTAATCTTTCTTTTTTAAACTCTGGTATTTCTACCTTATCCTTAAATTCTCCACCTAATAAATCAGTTAATTTAAATCCAAATATTTCTATTTGTTCTAATTCTTCTAGTGATTTATCCTTTATTAAAGCAATTAAATCTAATGTTTCTAATGCTGGTATGCTAGGCAATCCTAATGCTGACCATATCTCATCAAATTTACCAATTAGGTCATTAAACCCACCGAAGAGAAGTAAATTCATTTTCTTTGCGACTTCAGACCTTAAATAATTTCTTACTGATTCCTTTTTAAAGTCAGCTGTTTCAAATTTATCCCATACTTTATACTCTTCTGGTATTAAATCGTATATACTATCTATCTCTTCTAGTTTTATGTTATCTAATACAGCACTTGGATTTTTTAAAAATTCTAGTATGTCGATAGTGATACCAAGTATTGTTACATTAAACTCAATTGGTATAATACTGTTTATAAGTTCTAATATCTTTTGTTGAACATACATTGGATATTCGGCCGCTAATCGCGTTGTAATAATCTCCCATTCTAATTCTGGTATTTCTATCTTTTCAAATTTAGGGTCGTATATATCCAACACATCTTCTTTTAATTTATCTAATGTATCTTTAAGTTCCTGAATATCATAGGTATAGGCATGCGAAGCCAAACCTTTAAATAAATTAGCTAAATTGGCCGGTGTAGGTAATATTACATCAGGACATTCTAAGGCTGGTAATGATATACTTGGCGTGGTCATTATATTACAGTAGTTTTTACAGAAGATTTAAGTGTTATTATACCATCAGATTCAATATTTATTGCACCATCTGAATCAATCTTTGTTGTGCCACTATTTGTAATAGAAAGATTATTATCTTTATCAATAGTTATTTTTGCACCTTTTGCATGTTGTACAGTAATTTTTTCATCGCCATCTTTATTCTCAAATTCTATTTTATGTCCAGCCTTTGTGTGATGTACCTTATTTGTAGTACTACTTGTCGATGGTATATCTTGTGTGCCATCCGTTTGTGTGGCAACTGAACCCATAATCATAGGGTCTTGAGCACTTGGGCCATCTCTAAAGAATCCTACGACCCATGAATTTACCTCCAAATGATGATTACCACCATTGCCTTTAATAGAAGCTGATGTTACAGGCATTATTACAGTTGCCCATGGTAATTTCGCTGTTGGTAGAAAACTCTTATCAGTAGTGTGATAACCTAGGCATCGAACCTTTACTCTATTTAAATTTTTAGTATCATTAATATCTTCAACGATACCTGTGAACCAAGTAAAGTGTTGTGTTGTAAAATCATCTGCTCTCATTATGTTACCTTCGGTCTATCTTTTATTTCTATAATCTTATCAATGCTGTCTGTAAATGAATCCTTCTGTATTGTTAATATCATGCTATAGTTAACGGCAAACTTATGTACTATTTTAGTTATTATATAATTACCTGATAAATACACATCAATTGGTATTTCTTTTGAATCAGAACCCGCTCTATTGATGTCTACATTAATTTTATCGCCAAGTTTTAAAGTAAAATCACCAGCGATGGTTATATCCAAAGTTATCGTGTTTAAATTCTTTAAATATGAATGGGCATTTAAATATCCTTTTGTTATCGCTCCACTATAATTTGGTTTGTTTTTGCCATCATCAAAGGCTAATGAATTTTGAGACACGAAAAAGTTTTTACCCTCTTTGTGATCCTTCATAGGTTTATCCATTAATTTCATATTATCAGATATGGAATCATTAGGATTAAGTTTTTCATTTCTTGTATAACTATAATCAACATCTTTGGAATACTTCTTTGTCGCAATATCAATTGTGTGTAATGTTGAACCATAGGCCCCATCAGCGACTGACCTTAATTGAGAAATATTTAAATCAGATGATACAGTTGTAATTTTTTTCCTTTCTTCTTCGTACCTTTTTTCAAACTCTTTAGTGTCAATGCCCTCTGAAAAAAATGGAGCATATCTGTATGTATCAAAGACTTCTTTTTCGACCATATCCTTATATGATTCTAATACTATTTTATTATCTGCTATTCTTTGGTAAAAGAAAAATGGTGTTTGAGCATCTGTAGCATTAAGCAACAACCATTTAATGGCTGAAAGAGGTTTTAATCTAGGATATACACCAAAGGCAATATTAGTTTCTTCATTTATTTGAAGGTTGTCTTTGTTTATCTTTAATTGACCACATAGTTTTTTAATAGAACCACCAATTGAACCTTCAAAGTGATTTGTAATAGTCTGTAAATTATTATTATAAACATAATCTGAAACGCATGTAAGTGTAAAGGTTTGCAAACTATCTTTTAATCTGGAATAGTTACCAATATTAGCTATTCTTAAATTTAAAATATATTCGTTTTTGGTTTTAGACGCAACATCATGACGAGAGATTTGTACAAGGACCTTTTCATTGCCCATCACCTTGTAACCTTCAAGTATTCCTGCCGCATCTAAAATGGTTACATCAAGGGAAATACCCATGGTTGAAATACCTTCTGTAATAATAATGTTCTGCGATACAAATGTTAAATCAACAAACTGGTCATCTCCATTTAAATTTGTGAATAGGTGTACTTTCTCAACCGTATACGAATCAGGCCTGGTAGCATTTGTTTGTTCGCTATTACTGATGCTTGACATTATTTATTAATTGCTTTTTTAAATGTATCTACAAATTGTGCAATATAGTTAGGGTCAACGTATCTTATTTTTGACCTATCTTCGTTTAAAAGAAATTCATGTGTTCTATTTGATACAAAAGCCAAATCACTATCGGCTACGCCACCAACAACATGAACGGCACTCGATACAGGTTTTTTAAATTTAGTATCTTCTTCTCTGTAATAGTAATATGGTGCGTCTGCGTATTTAAATACTCTATATGTATCTACAAAATCACCAGAGGTAAAACCAGTTATTACTTCATTTGCATTATTAACTGAATTTAATGGGTCACGGAACCCAATAAAGGCACCAGTAACATTTTGTACTACCAATTGACTCATATCAATGTTTTTCTTTGTTAATGTTCCTGTTGCATTAGATGTGGCACCAGTAATGGTTTCTCCTAATGTAAACCTACCTGCTAAGCTATTTAATAGTTCTGTACTGGCTGTTGGATTAGTTTCGATTGCATATCCATTATATTCTTTATTCATATAATTAAGAAGTTGCTCTTGACTCATAGGCCAAGCTCTATATCCATCATGCAAAAAATCATTAACAACAAAAAATGTCCAATAAAAATCAGGAGTACCATATAATCTTGTAGATACTACATCAGGTCTTTCTCCATTTATTACTTCATAAAATTTATAAGCCGATATATTATCTAAAAAGGCAGGTAAAGGTCTAACATGTCTGAATAGGTCAACCATATTTTGCACAACACCGTTACGATTAGTATCATATTCTACTTTTGGAAATTGTTTAAAAAAGCTCATATTATCCTCCTACTACAGTCTCATTTGAATCAATACCCTCAAAATCTTCTCCATATAAATCCTGTCTGGTGAGAACTCTTATTTCTTGGAATTGTAATGATATATCAGTTTCTAATGGAGCTCCATCAGCATGAAAAATATTTGATGTTGTATTATATGTTGTGCCTAAACTAGTTAAATGGCAGTGTATCATTTTTGGCATAAATTTATTTATCTTATCACCTTTATAAAATTCTAGCTCAAATTTAGCAGGGTATTGTATTGATACCGTTCCTGTTGATTCAGGCATCGAATAATTTCTTAACACATCAACAATCTTCGCTATTGTTTTAGCCTCGTCACTTGATTCTGATATTAGTTTAAAGTCAAGTTGAAAGCTCCTAAGTCCGTGACCATCATAAGTTACATGGGTATTAGGATTTACAGCAATACCAGCTTCCATTGCCTTTATCCTTGCTCCTCTGTCGAGCATGTCAAGACCTGGAAAATTACCTAATATTGATGTATTGGTTGAGGCCGCAGCTTTTATATCAGCTTCCGTTAACCCTGTTTGGTCTCCACTCTTAACTCCAATCTTCTGTAATATCGCATCCATGCCAGCGCCCATCATACCCTTTTCTATGGAACCATAACTACCAGCATCAGTTACAACAAAGCCTATAGGCGAGTGTAAGTGTATTACATAAGGGATTATTGTGGCCGCGTTCTGTAGTTCCATTATAGCAATCCTTATGTGATTGCCTCCCTTTCCGGCATCTGATGCCAAAGTAGATGGAAATCTAAGTATTGTCGCGTTGTCTTTAGTTACTGTCATTCTTGCCCTTATAAATAAAATAAAACATGTATAGGTTTATTTATAATGGCTTACAAAGGGAAATACAAAATAAAGAATCCGGATAAGTATCTGGGAAATCCAAGCAAGGTAGTGTTTCGTTCTCTATGGGAAAGAAATGCTTTTCGTTGGTGCGAAACTAATCCAAAGGTAAAACTATGGAATAGTGAAGAAGTAGTAGTACCATACAAATATCAAGTCGATAATAAATTGCATCGGTACTATGTCGACCTTTTAATTCAAATGGATAATAAGGAAACATATTTAATTGAAATAAAACCTAAGGCTCAAACACAGCCACCAAAGAAAAGGTCACGCAAAACCAAAAGATATATTAATGAACAATTAGATTACATTAAGAATCAAGACAAATGGGAAGCGGCCGACCAATTTGCCAGACATAAAGGTTGGAAGTTCCAAGTATGGACTGAAGAAACTTTAAAGAATCTAGGCATCAAAGTACTCTAAAACCTATATAAATAGATTATATGGCAAGTTTATTCGACACATTACAAGCCCAAGCTCAGAGAGCTGGGGTCACAGCAAGGACCAAGTCTTCAAAGAAATGGTTTGAAACGAAAGTTGGTGAATTAGGTAATGTATCCAGAGCTAAAGTATTAAAGGATACTGCTCTTGATAAAACCACAAGAAACATTAGTGGTAATATGTATATGTATTTTTATGACCCTAAACATAAGAAAACATTACCATATTATGATAGGTTCCCATTAACGATTATGGTTGAACCAGCAGCTGATGGATTTTATGGATTGAATTTACATTATTTAAGACCAGATGTTAGGGCACAATTTTTAGATGAGTTAATGAAATTAGCTCCAACAAAGGTAAGAGAAACAACTAGGATAACAAAAATGCGTTACAGTCTTTTACAAGGTGTGAAAAAATATAAAGAATTTAAACCATGTTTTAAACATTATTTAACTAAACATGTTAAGTCCCAGTTTTCAAGAGTACAGATGGCTGATTGGGAAATAGCAGTATTTTTACCAACAGAACAATTTACTAAGAAAAGTAAAACAGCTGTTTGGTCTGAAAGTACTAAAATCGCGAGAAGTTAATGAGCACAATAGATACATTAAAGTCCTCAATAGGTAAAAGAGGCGGACTAGCAAAAGCAAATAGATTTAATGTAATCTTTACACCGCCAACCCAATCATTAATAAATTTAAGCCCATCTGCAATAATAGGTGTTCTTGCTGGTGGTCAAAGTGCTAAGAGTTTAATTAGTGACCCAAGGGATATATCACTATTATGCCAAGGCGCGACTATACCAGGACAACAGATAACAACATTAGATTATCAAGCAGAAAAACAAGTAGTGCCAATTCCTTATGCAATTATAGAGGAAGATGTTACTTTAAAGTTTTTAATGACTAGTGATTATTATATAAAAAAAATGATGGACGATTGGGTATCATCAATAGTAAATTTAGAGAATTATCAAGTAGGATATAAAACAGATTTTACATGTGATGTTGTGATACAACAATTAGATGTTAAAAATAAACCAGCATACGGAGTGAAACTTATAAACGCGTTTCCTACTTCCGTAACTGGTATTGAATTGGACCAGGCTGCAGAGTCTGGGCCAATGGAATTGAGCGTAACAATGAGTTACGATAGGGTAGAAACCCAAGGGCCTTTAAAAACCGCATTAAGCGGGATTGGGGCAGCCTTGGATATACTAACCTAGTTAAATTAATATAGGAGAATATTATGGCTTTGCCAAAATTGAATGTTCCTCAGTATGTGGTAACACTACCATCTACTGGAGAAAAAATTAGTATGAGACCTTTCCTCGTAAGAGAGGAGAAGGTATTAATGATTGCTTTAGAATCAAATGATATGCAACAAATTAGTAAGGCAGTTAGAAACATCATTGAATCATGTTATGATATAGGTGATATGGATAAATTAACTGTCTTTGATATTGAATATTTGTTTTTACAACTAAGAGCAAAATCTGTAGGTGAAAATATGAACATACAGATTAAATGCCAAGAAGAAGATTGTAAAGAACTTACACCAATATCAATTAATGTTGACGATATTGTGATAATAAATCAAGAACAAGAGCGTACAATATTACTTGATAAAGAAGCAGGAGTTGGAGTTGAAATGAGATATCCATCATTGGAGCTAATTACTTCTATGGATATGGAAAAACTTAGCTCTATTGAAGGCGTTATGGATTTAATAGTAAAATGTATAGATTCCATATTTGATAACGATAATGTATATAATGCAGATGATGAAACACCAGAGGAACTTAGTTCTTTTGTTGAGGGTTTAAGCAGTGAACAATTTAAGAAAATACAATTGTTCTTGCAAGAAGTACCTGCAGTTTATTATAAGGCTGATTATGATTGTAAATGTGGTAAGAAACAAGAGATTGAATTAAGAGGACTGAATAGTTTTTTTACATAAGCCTCTCGCATGAGAGTTTGGAGAATTTTTACCAAACTAATTTTGCATTAATGCAACATCACAAATACAGTCTAACAGAAATAGAAGGTATGGTGCCGTGGGAGAGGGAGATTTATTTATCTCTACTACAAGAGCACATTAAAGAAGAAAACGAAAGAATTCAAAAAATGAATTCGAGGAGAAGATAATGGCTGATAACCAAGATAACAGCAGAAACGAAGTAGAAATAGACTTAGATAAGTATATGGCTATGATTGATAAGCTTGGAGAACAAGAAGACCAAATCAAAGAAATGAAAGAACAGGCCATAGAAGCTGCAGAGCGACTAGGACCTCGTAAAAGAAAGTTCATGGATTTATTCTTGGATAACAATGACTTAAACGAAAAAGCAATCATAGGATTTATATCATTCTTTTTAATGATGTGTTTCGGTATAACCGATTTAATCACAGCATTGGTATGGAATATTGATTTAAAAGTTTCTGAAACAATTTACACATCTTTCGTGGTGGTAACATTGGGGTCATTTGGTATATCTGAAGCTGGTAAAGCTTTCGGTAAATAAAACAATTAAGGATTAGAAATGGAAGAAACACCAAAAAAGCCGGCGCCTGGGAAAAGCGATTTTGCCAAGTTAATTGAGGTAATGGAGTCGAACAATCAATCGACTACCAAAATTGAAGTTGACGGCAGTAATACAAGGCGACATCTATTAGAGATGAAAAACATGCAGAAGGTCATGAATGACTTTCAAGCACGTACGGTATTTGGTTTTGAAAACTTCCAAGACATTGTTGATTCCCAAAAGCTCCAAGGGATGGAAGACAATAAAGAGACAATGTCGATATTTGAAGAAATTAGAGACGAATTAAAAAAATTACCAAAAGAAACTGGTGCTGCAGATAAAAAAGACGAAAAGTCTGGCGGCATGGGTATGATGGGTGGTAAAATTGCAGGCGTATTAGCTGGTGTCGGTGCTGCAGCACTTGGTATTGGTGTTGGAGTTGCTGCAGTCATATCGCAGGTGCCTAAACTCATTACGGCCTTTGAAAATGCCGATATGGAGAAAATCAAAAAGAATATGATGGTACTTACCACCATGGAAGATGAGTTAGGTGGTAAGGCTGAAATGATGAAGGAAGGCGGAGCCTTATTAATATATTTAACTGGACTTGGATTAGGTTTAGCTGTATTTGCAACCGGTTCAGCTTTTGCAGTTGCAGTAGATAAATTCTCAGATGAAGGATGGCCACAAAGAATAGTAGATAATGTTGAAACATTACTGGGAATTGCAGACCTTAATACAGAAGATACAGGTAAAGTATTTAAAGCATTAACTGCTATTGGTGTTGGATTGACAGCTTTTGGTATTGGTTCATTCTTCGCAAAGGCTTCAAATGCAGAAGATGCAGAAACAGTTAAACAAGCAGTAGCAACATATTTATCCATAGCCAACCTTCCTGATGCGAGCGAAGAAAATGCAGAATTAGTAGGTGATACTCTTAAAGAGCTTGGAAAAGGATTAACGGCCTTTGGTGTTGGTTCATTCTTCGCAAAGGCAGCAAGTAATGAATCAGCAATACAAGTAAGAGATTCTGTTGAAACATTATTACAAATCAATGATATAGAAGGAGCAAATCCAGAGGAAGGTAAAAAAGTTTCAGCTACACTTGTTTCATTGAAAAAAGGTTTAGTGGCCTTTGGTGTTGGTTCATTCTTTGCTAAAGCAGTTGGCGAAAACATGGGTGCTAATGTTAAAAGCCAGGTGCTAGAGTTATTGTCCATGGGTAAAGAAATAGACCCAAAAGATACTGCAAGAGCTGTTGGAGCTTTAAATAATTTAGGCAACGGATTAAATACATTTGCCTCAGGATCCTTCGCGTCATCGGTGGGTGACTTTGTTGGTGGTATCCTAGATTTCTTTTCTGGTTCAGAAGGACCAGTTCAACAAGCAATAACAGTTGGTGAGAACGCAGAGCAGATTGCTAAAGGTGCTGATGCATTTCAATCTTTTGTTAATTCAGTGGATTCATTATCCTCTTTAGGCAAAGTTGATTTTGATATACAAGATTTAACTAAAAACCTAGTTAATTACACCAGAGAATATTCCAAAATTATGGAAGGTGGTAAAATCACAATGGGTAGTAATTTTAAAACCAAAGGCCTTGCTGCAATGCAAGCTGATTTGGATTCCCATGTGGCCTCAATAACTAAATTAAGAGGTGCTCTAGAGTTAAATACCTCTACGGTATCAATGTCAACTCCAGGTCCAATCGAAGGTATGACTGTTAATACACTCTCAGTTGAAAATGCCATACTTAAAATGGCTGAAACCGCATCAGGTGGTCAAACAAACATTGCACAAAGAGGTGGAGATACTGTTAAAGGTGGAGACACAATCTTAATTACAAATAACACAAATCAAGTTACTGACTCACTTCAAGTAGACAGATAAAAAAAAGGGCACCTCAGTGCCCTCCGAAAAAAACCCTTAGGCTTAATTTTCTTTAGCTAGTTTAGCAAAATAACTTAATGTATCATCTTCTGCTTCACTCTCTGCTGGTTGGCCGAAAGTCTCTGCTGATGCAGTGTCCATCGCTGACCCAGCTTCTGTCATACCAGGTGCATCAGCACTGGGAGTAACATTAGCGAATGGGTCTGTTGTTGGTTCCATTCCAGCATCGATACCTAATACTCTATTTAATTTAGATTTTAGTTCATCGTATGATTTATAATTACTAGGTTCCAAAAAGTCGCCTAAGTTATGAAGTTGTCCATAAGTTTCCTCTAGTCTTCCTTCATCGCCTTCATATAAAGCACTTGGTGTAGCAAATTCTGATTTATCATAGTTTACCCAACCTTCGACTTTTCTGATTTTAATCTTAAAGTCTGCGCCTTCCCAGAAGTCATAAGGGTTACAAGGTGATTCATCTTCAAAAGCAGGTTGCATAGCTTCCATGATTTTGTCAAAGATTTTTTTACCAAACTTGTACAGTTTGACCTTTCCTTCATTTTCTGGGTTGCTTGGGTCAGATACGATTAGTACATTTGATACATAATGTAATCTTCTTTTTCTATCCCTAGCGATTTGTTTATCCTCATCTCTTCCAGAGTTCCATAGTACAGAGTTTGACTCCGATACTGGGTCCTGTTGTCCAATAGATGTTAAGGAGTTTTCGATATACCAAAGTCCAGTAGAACCTTTGAAACCGTGGTCCCAATATCTTACCCATGGTAAATCTTCACCTTCCTTAGCCGGCAAAAATCTGATTACTGCGTAACCATTTCCTGCTTTATCTCTGGTAGGTTTCCAAAGTCTGTCATCATCATATGAATTAGCCTCTGGTTTTGTGGATACAGCTTCTGCTGCTTTAACGAGTTTATCGATTGATGAGCCTCGTGTGCTCTTTAAATTTGCGAATGACATTGTATTTTTTCTCCGTTGTATTTGCATTGTATTACGACTCTAATGTAGTCGTTTCTATTGTATGTCACTTTATTCATAATATAGGTTATATTATACCACATTATGTGGCATTTGTAAACCCTTTTTGTAATAAGTTTTTACACTTAATCACATCAAAGCTTACGAAGGGAGTATACTTTTCGATTTTCCTTTTAATATCAGGCCAAATTAATGTATCCGATATTTTCTTGGACTCTCTAGGTATAAACCCTAATATGGAATTAAGAATAACAATAGTTTCTAAACTAATCTCTTCTTGCATCCACAGCTGTATTATTAATGGGTGTTGACCATCTTCGGATTCAAACAATCCATTAAAGTCAACTTCATTAATATCACTTAGTTTATTTATATCATTTGAAAACACATGCGTTAGCGATTCAAGTGTTTTCTTATGAGCTAAATAATTCTTCTCGCCTACTTCGTTAACCATTTCTCCTACATAGGAAACATCGTTCTTAAAGTTAGCGACATAGTATCCTTTTAAATCTTTTTCATGTGCCTTTGCTATCTTTGCGAAAAAATATTTATCCTTTCTATTTAAGAAAGACTTGGCAGAGGCATTAGTTTTAAAGTTGTATTTTAAAGCATCGTAATCAGTTTCAAAATGTAGCTTTAAAGCGTTATATAATCTGTATGATTCAAATGGGTCTATCATTAATAATCTGTTCCTTCGAATGCGACTTGTTCTCCATTCATATCATATGCACAACCTTCGCACCATTCAAGGTCTCCGTGATTGCATTCCATATCCTGGAGTTTTCTTTTCGCTTCTTTTTTTTCTTTTGATTTATTCATAGCAGTAACCCAGCCATCTGAGTTATCTTGCCATTGTTTGTCGTTATGCCAAGCCTTTGGCTTTTGTGGTTTTACAGAGGTAATGTATTTACCCTCTCGCCTTTGATTAAGTTTAACCTAGAGGCCTCGTCTTCGATTTTAGCTTTGAGTGATGGTGTTAATAACCTTTTTAAGTTAGAGTAATCCATTCCTCTCTCCTCAATAATGATACACGCGGCGTCTATATAAGAGATACCATGTTTTGTAGCGACTAGCTTTTCTACAGCCATAGAGAACCTTTTCTTGGTCATTATCTTACCTTCTATTTCAACCGACAAAGTCATCGCCAACCTCAAATGAACAGCCAGTTAAACCACCAGCTTGTAATGCTTGTAATGTTCTTAATACTTCTTTTGCACTTCTGCCAGTATCAAGAGCATTAACTGAAATGTGTTGTATGGTTCTATATTTGTCGAATATAAAAGTTGCCCTTAAACAAACAGGTTCAGCTTCTGCGACAATACCTAATTCATGTGATAAATTTAATCCACAATCAGCAGCAAGTGTATGATTAATATTACCTATTAATTCATTCTCTTTTTTCCAAGCCAATTTACAGAATTCATTATCTCCACTAATACCAATCACATTCGCATGTGGAACTAAACAGTCCATACCTGCAATTTCTGTTGGGCATATAAAGGTAAAATCCTTTGGGTAAAAATAAACCACAGACCAATCATGTTTCATTGGCGTATAGTTTTCTTCTACATCTACTCTCACAAATTCGTTTTTATCATTGATTCCTGCAAGTGAGAATGCAGGAAACTTTTCTCCAATTCCTATCATTAGAAAGTCCTCATTAATATACAGTCAGAGTTAATTCTGCCTGTGGGTTTGGTTATTTTAGTTGTAATTGTTTCCCAAAGCTTTTCAATTTGCTTCTCAGTCTTATTTAAAATCATTGGTAACATTTCATCAGGTTTTCGTAGTGTAGCTGCTCTACTGGTTTTATCAAAGTTCTTTATTGATGTACCAGATATAACGAATCCGTCAATGGCCGTGGTTGTATATTCCATAAGCTTTCTTTGCTTCTTATTATAAACAAATAACTTATGTTTACCCGGTATCATTATTGGATTAATTGAGGTTAGCTTTGCGTCAATGTCTTCAGCACAATACTGGAGCCTTGATACTTGAGCATCTGATGATTTGGTTTTTCTAGTTCGTGGTGTTTTTGAAGCCTTAAATGATAGCTTTAATCTATCCAAGTCCTCGAACACTTCTTCGAACTGTTTTAAAATTTTGTTTTTCTCACCTTTAGTGAAATTAGAATAAGCTTCTACACATTGGTCACATGTTTTATCATATGCAGACTTGATATTATCATACTCAGCGTCTAGTAAAGCTTTAAACATGTTTATTGCGTTACCCTTTAAACCATGCATCTTCCATCTGTTATAGGCAGAGAACTTTTGTGTGAAATTACCTTCCAACCAACCGTCAACTATTTCAGTATCCCAGTCATGATGAATAGTTTCCAATACTTTTCTTCTTGTTCTCTCTGCAGGTGATATAACAACCACAGTTTTCTTTTGTGCCTCTTCGACCTTCTGCATTTTTAAAGCAAGTTGATATTGTTCATCAATAAAGTCTTTCATCTTTTCGAGTTGCTCATCTGAATAAACCCAGCCTCTGTAGTAGAGCTTAATCTGTTTATTGACTCCCATGAATCTATAATCCTTTTGTCTCTTAAGTACTTGAACTTTCTTCTTATCGTACCCACAATAATCTATTGCGAACTGATATGTAGACGGCATGTAATCTTTTGTTTTATAAAAGTAATTATACCACGAAGCGCCCTTCGTCCAATTACTATCATTAAATACTGACTCTGCAGTATATATTGGCTCTGGTCCTAGATACTTATCATCTAAACTTGGACCTCTTTTTCTTTTCTTATTAATCGACATATTTCTCCTTATATATATTGCGATATAAATGCCACCCATAGTGGTAGGGTAACTATCATTGTTATTTTTATTATGTTATTGTGAAACCATTTTTCCATATTGTTATATTATACCATACTTTTAATTGAATGTAAAGTGGCCAGGACTCCGCGGTGATAAGGAGTGCGTTGATGAGCCCCGGCCGAACTGTTTATGGTAATAGGACAAAATTCTCTGCTGCATTTTCAGCATATATTTCTGCCTTACCTGGTAATGGCATTCTTTCCATTAGCGTACCATTAATAAATTTTTCTACACACCAAACGCCATCATTTCTCATGGTAACACTTGCGTATCTCTTTTCATCGTCAATAGTATTTGAAAATGAATGATGCTGTTTATAGGTATATTCCTTTTCACCAGCTAGTAGTTTATCTAATTTGTTTTCCATTTCTTTTAATTTATCCATTACTTCATCTATGTTATAAAAGCTCATGTATTATCTCCATCTCTGTATTCGATATCCGACTTATCGAATGGTTTTCTTTTCTTTTCCCAAGGCAGTCGAATTGATTTACCTTGTTTTTGTTCTTGAATTATATGCGTTTGCATATATATTATAAAAATTGCGAATATACTGAAGATTGCTATGAATAAATTATCCATTGTTCCCCAGTAATATTATAACTGCTCCTGTAATAATTATTACCATTGCTAATTTAAAGAACCCTACAATGAGTGCCTCTATTAAATCAAGTAGTTTAGTTAAAAAACCCATTAGTGAAATACTCTCCCACCTAAAGCGTCAATTTCAAATTGACCGATAATATCATACCCGGTTCTTTCATGTACCATCTTGCACATTGTTTCCCAACTTTCATTGATATTACCACTTTTTGATTTTGCCAAGAGCATTTCGTCTTCAGTTAAATCTATAGTAACTGGTTGTCTTGTTGCAAGATGAGTCATTTTTAATTCCATGTTGCTCATTAGTTTCTTCTCATGTTTGCAATATCAGTTGCTTCTTCTTGTGAAATAACTGGGACTGCATTTGATTTATGCATAGTGGCAATTCCTTTTACTAAGGTGCCAGTATATTTGATTGTTTCTTTTTTAGAAGTATCGCATGACGGATAGTTACCAGTTTTCATATATTCTTCCATTAAAGAATTATATTGAACTTCTTGTCTTGCTCTTATTTTTTCTATTTGAGTTTTACTGGTAGGTATAAATTCCATCGGCTTCTTTTTTACTCTATTAGCCGCATGTTTTTTTCTTTTCCTACCAGTTGGGTCATATCGCAATGACCCCATATAAAAACCTGTAACAGCCATTACTTCGGCCCACCATTGTGCCCAATCATTGATTGGTCTTTTAGTTTTTCTCTCCATGCGAGGAAATGTATTGCTACTTCTTTTGTTGAATGAGTTAAAGTACTCACTGGACTTCTTTTAGTTTTTTTCATAATCTAATCCTTATCAATTTTTAAATATGTGTATATTATACCACAACTAGTTCCAAATGTAAACACGTAATGTTAATTATTTTGCGTAAATGCAGAAATTAAGTCATCGCCTGACATTCTGTCCTTCTCAAATAGAACTACAGTATTATCAGCTAATGTTCTTTCAACAAGACCATCATTGAATTCTTTATCAATAACTCTTTTACCCTCTGCAGTATCCTCTGGTCTATCATCGTACCACATTGAATTTAATGAATGCGCGTGTAGTGTTTTAACACCTTTGGCCCATTCATCAGCTAATATTTTAAGTCTTTGCTGTTCGACTCTTTCATCATATTGTGTCATTTATTTCTCCCTTGATTTATTTTATCTGTTTCTTTTTGAATTTTGTTTGCCGTTCTTTGGAAAGACTTTTCAATCTGATTATCGAACCATTCAAAAAATAATTTTCTAAGCTTACCCATGGACCTTTTTCTCCACGATTGCTTTAACTTTCTTCTCACTATACCATAACCCGGAAAACATTTCCTCTGTTCCGTCTGACCATTGTACATGGTATCTTTTATATCCGTATGGTCTGTCTGAAAAGATTCTAACCCCTTCGTATGCTGCTACTAATATTCTCATTAATAGTCACCATCTGCCATTTTATTGGCATTATAAGCATCCATATAAGGACTGTCGGCTAAAAACCTAGCAGTATCCTTATCTGAGTGATACATATTTTCAGGTCTGTTTAAATCAAGTGAACCAACCTTTAAGTGTCCAGCTTTTTTCATCTGTTGTGTTAACTTATTATAGTTAACTTTAGGTTTACTGTAAACTTTCTTTACCGTTTTCTGAAATTCTAATTTTTCTTTTTCCTCTTTAAGGATAGCTTTTATTTCATTTAAATCCATTATT